CAATATTATTGATTAAATCAATTGGACCACCTTGATACTCCTGTCCCCTATAATACTCTCTTAAAAATTCAGATATCAGAGGAAAATCAGACCTGACATACTCAGGAACTTGATTCTTAACGATTTTGGAAAGTTGAACTCTTTTTTCTGTCATTTTAATTTAAGTATTAGTATCCGCTGCTGTAACCACCGCCACCTGAAGAACCGGAAGAACCGGAAGAAGAAGATGAGGAGGAAGAAGATGATGAAGATGATGATGAAGATGAAGATGATGACGAATATGACGAAGATGATGAAGACGAGGAAGATGTCGGTGTTTGAGACGGTGTATTTGCCTGCTGTGTGGCAGTTGTAGGCGAAACACCCGTATTATATACACTTGTAGCAGTTGCTCTAGTACCTGCCCTTGCTCGCGCTTCTGCGAGGGGAGTTGTACCTGCTCTTCCTCCAGACCTGACTAAGTTGCCAGTTGCATAACTGGAAGATGTTATGTATGTAGATGCGGAAGAGTCAACACCTGAAGAAATATCATCAACTACCATATCAAAAGTGCTGTTTCCAATATCTAACTGTAAATATAGATCTTGAAGACCAATTACATCATTAGATTTAGGTGCTGCTGATATTTCAATAACAGGTTGTCCATCAACTATTTTTCCTGAAGTTACATTTACAGGATTCAATGTTATAACACCGTTAGCGTAGTCAATTGTTCCTACATTTCTTTTCACGATACTGGGATTTTGAGAAGTTAACGTTGGAACAGTAAAGAAGAACAAATCTCCAGTTAAATTATCAAAATTTGGAACATCTCCCAAATATAAAGTCTCTTGAATTCCACTAACAGTAAAACCAGATGATTTTATGTTATATCCCTCAAGACTCTTAATATGGAACTGATTACCAAAACCAATAGAGTATTCTGCAAAAGTGTTTAAGACAACTCTCAAATCTCTTCGTATACTGATATTAGTTATATTAGATGTAATTGCCTGATTACTGTCGTCAATAATTCTTTGAAATCTGGAATATTTAAATCTTGCACCATATCTATTTAATTCCGTGGATTCTGCGTACTTTTGAACATTATTTTGTACAATTGAAGAAACCCGCTGAGAAGAAGGAGTTAAATTTGAGTTATAGTAAACTTTTGAATCAATTTCAACATAAAGATACTTGAGATCAAGAATTTCTGTAACAATTCCTGCCACAGAGTATTTTTTTAGTTTTTGTTTAATATTTTCTTTAATTAAATTTGGTAAAAAGTCTCCAAATTTAGGTTTTATGCTAATAAAAACTTTTCCATACTGAGGAGGTACTAATTCTTCTCCTCCAAACACAGAAATAGATTCTGTTTCAGGATAAATTTTTGATGGAATTAAAGTTTCGTAATCTAAAGATGTAACTGCTCTATTTTGAGTTGTAAATGATCTTGGAGCAAATTTTTTGATAGATTCTACACTTTCGATATTTTCTCCCCCAGAGGAAGAGATGCCAGTCGTTAATAATGAAACTCCATCGGTTACAATATACTCGGTTGCATTCCTCTGGTACGTAATACGACCATTAAATGTAAAATTACTGACTCCATTAGCACTATCACCATTAGATCTGATATAACTTACCGTTACAACATTACCATCATTTAATTTATGTCCAAAAACACCATCTCCAAACAAAATTTCATACCGTTCATCTTCTACTTCTTGTAAAAAGTATACTTTTGCAAATCTATTAGACCCAAATAGGTTATCTTGCCTAGAATAACGTGCAGCCGCCGTTGCAGTTTCACTATCTCTAACAAAAACCGACATTAAATCAGTGTCAATACCAGAATTTGGTAAAATAAACTTTTGATTATAGTCTCTAGAATTAATAGTGAAGTTTTGACTGATTAGTGGACCTTCATAAATTGGAATATTGTTAAAAATAGCAATTCCATTTGAAACAGGAACCGTAATGTCATCAATAATCGAAAAAATAAACGAAGAATTGGCAAAAGTTCCTTGAGAAGTCGCAATCGGTCCCTTCTTGAGGGTTAAAGAGATAGGTGCAGGTGATACTGTTGATACATCAACGAAAAAACTAACCGTTGCTCTTGCAGATTTTCGTGATTTTGGCAAATAACCAATATTTCGTGCAATCGAAACTACATTTTCTCTCAATGTTGCACTGTCAAGGAATACTTCATTAGCAACCATATTGGCATTATATGAAGTAATGTATGTGTTATACGCTAAAACATCAAGAATGGTCGATAGGTTAGATCCCTCAAAGTCATAATCCGTAAAATTAGAATTTGACTGAAGATAATCTTTGAGTGATTGTTTAACCTGATCGAAATCTAGGTTTGAAAAGTTTGATAACGGCATTTTACCTAGTTGGTTGCAAAATAAATTTTATCTGTTGAGCTTCTATGTTACCACCAATGATGTCATAGACAATTTCTACATCATATCCATTATTCTCAAAGTCAGGTTCAACTCTTACGTTCCTAAGATTAATTCTTTGTTCGTAAGTTTCTAAAGAATATTGAATTTGGTCTTTAATTGCTGATGCAGAAATATCGTCTAACAATTCAAAAAGGGAATCTGAAATCTTTGTTCCAAAATTGGGATCAAAAAACTTCTCTCCAGGTGTTGTCAGAATAATATTTCTCACTGAACGTGCAATTGCATTTTCATTTTTAAGGGCAATCAAGTCATTAGACAGGGGATTAACCTGAAATGACATACTAATATCTTTAAACCCTTTACTAACCCTTTCTAAAGGCACTCTAGTACAGCAATTATGAGTTATTTATTAGGGAAGTTATGCAATTATGACCAACGATCATGAACCTCTTGAAGTTTTTGCTCCATTGCACGCTTTTCTCTCACTTTTTTTAAATGTTTTTCACTTTCAACCTCTGTAATCAAGGTCATTCCATCCTGAATGAATGAATTTCCCTTATCTACAGAACCGTCAAGATGTTGTGGATGACTCATAATACGTTTTTTACTTATTTATTCTTGATTTGATGAGGTATCTTTAAATTTTATACTAAAACCATCGGCATTAACATCAGTTTCACGTTCCTTTGCCGTCTTCCAGAAATATTCATCCTCACGCCCCATACCAAGTCTATCATTTCCATTCTCAACTTGATAATATTGGGTTGATACCTTGAAATCAGGCATTTTTGGATCAACAGGAGTTAAACTATTGTCAAAAATACGTAATCTATTGTTTGGATACAGTGCATATTGACCATTTTCAAGTTCAATTAGATTATGTGACTTGTGTTCTGCTGGATTTTCACTAGTTGCATAGTCAACATAGTCAGGATCATGATGATAATTGTCAATGGTGCAAATATATGTCCCTTTTACATTACCATGGTCGCGAGTATAACACTCAAAGTCCATACTTCCAATAAATTTCTTATCCACCGATACAACCCCGTAATCCATGCAATTCCAAAATTGTAGGTTAGGTAGACTCATGTCAGGATTAGGCGTCTCAGGGTCGCTTACAAACGCGCTGATGGGCAACTTATCGTACATTGCCGCATACTCTGGTAGATACGTCTCAAAATAAAATGCACGACCAGGTATTGATTTAACTGATACCCATACACCCTTTACAAATTCACCCCATCCACTCTGATGGTCAGTAAGATATTCTTTACGTACCCATACTTCCATCGATGGAAGATTAGCAATTAAACATGCCATAATTATCAAGTTATATTTCTTTATCTAGGCACAAAAAAAGGGACCCGTAGGTCCCCTTCTATATTATCTTTTGCCTTGTCCCCGATAACGCTTCTTAGCATTGTTACGACTTGTAGCACTTATCAGAGTGTTCTGAGAATTACCTTGACGAGTCTTTTTCGGTTTACCTGGAATATAATTTCCATCTTTCAGCATTGCCATAATTAAAATCTCCTTTGACTAGCATTTTTATTTCCCATAACCATCATACCCGAGACGAGCAGAACGGTCAAGAGTATCACATAAAGAAAACTCAGCATTAGATAATACGAGTCTTCTCATGACCTACACGAATACGAGGATCGCACCAGATTTCAAAACCCTTCTCTTTGGCATCTAAACAGAAACTTACATCCTCTCCACACATATCTTGCACACTCCCAGATTCAAATACTTGCATCTTTGGCGCAAACCATGGATACTCTAAGTTCTCAAAGACTCCATTCTTAATGAGCACCCATCCAAAACCTGTGTAGTCTACAGTGAATGGCTTACGCCGCTTACTGATTGATTCCACTGTTTCATGGTTCATTACTCCACCATTCTGACGGAAGTCTTCCTCCTCTAACCAATGTGCAACACTCGTAGTCTGACCATCCTCAGTGGCATACCATCCACCAACAACTTCTTTCTCAGTACCATCTTCGGCAATTGCCATATCACATAGTTGCCAGAACTGATTACTATTAAACACAATATCACTATCAATCCATAACTGATAGTCATACTTTAACTTACCATCCCATGGAACCTGATTCGGACCACGTAACACATTAGCACCTAAACACTTACAACGTGCAAAGTTAACCATAGAAGAGTAATCTTGACTAATCTGAATACTCATTCCATTCTGTACCATATCAAAGCACAGTTGTACGAAGTTCTTTAAGAAGATATAAGAACACCCACGACCTGGAAGACAAAAT